CCCCTCACAGGCTATACATTCCACATCATCTAACTTGATTCTTGGAACTTTAATGTTTACATTTTCTACATTTCTAGCTGCGTTAGACCTAAAGTAGTAGAGTGATTTAAGTTTATTCATACCATACCAATGCACATCATTTATATACTGCATGTAGTCATCATGTATCTGTTGACCTTCTGTAGCTTTTGGTAAAGTAAAAAATAAATTTACAGATTGTGCTTGACATATATACTGTTGTCGTTGGTATGCATGTTCTATAATCCATATTTGATTTATTTCATTTGCAGTTTTAAATACTTCCTTTTCTTCATCTGTTAGTATATCTAAATGTTGGACCGAACCATCCTCACTAGAAATACTTTTCCATGTTTCTTCTAACTCTTTAAGTTTTAATCCTTTACTCTTTAATAACTTTTCAAGAAATTTATTTTTAACTTGGTAGGAACCTGATAAAGTTTTGTGAGTATATGCATTAGCACGATAAGGCTCAATAGAAGGACTAGTACCGGAACAGATAATCCCAGAACTAGCGTTAGGAGCAACAGCAAGGAGATTAGCATTACGCATGTCATCACCGTGTAGGTCAGGGCATTCACCACGCAAACTAGCAAGTCTTTTACTAGCTCTAGTAGCCTTATCTTTAATATGTTTAAACGCTTGATGATTAAAGCTGGTTGCCAAGATTCCTTCGAAAGGAATATTTTTAGATTGGAGGTAAGCATGGAAACCCATCGCACCCAAACCCAACGACCTTTCTCTATAAGCCGAATAAGCTGACTTGGCATAGCCTTCTTTACCTTTCTCAATATACTTTTTAAATCTTTTATAATTTGCACTATAACCTCCAAGCTGTGTAGTATCTACTGCATTCTCTATATAATGTTCTATTACATTATCTAGCATTGTTATTAAATCTTCTATAAAATAATTATCACTTATCCATTCATCAAACTTTTCTAAGTTTACAGAAGACAAACAACATACTGCTGTTCGTTCTTCATTTGTAGGTAATGTAATCTCTGAACATAAATTACTTTGTCTTATTTCTAATCCTAATTTTTTCTGTTGTTCTGGTAGAGCATCGTTACAAGTATCAATATTAACCATGTAAGGCTCACCAGTTTCTGCTCTAGCATTTATAATTTGAAACCATAAAGCTCTAGCATTAATAGTATTAACTGCTTCGTTTGTTTTAGGGTCAATCAATCTCCAGTCTTCATCATTCTTTACTGCATCCAAGAAAGCATTAGTTATATTAATACCATTATGTAAGTTCAAACATTTTCTATTGATGTCTCCACCTGATTCTTTTCTTATATTTATAAACTCTTCTATCTCTGGATGGCTTACATCCATGTATGCAGCATAAGAACCTCTTCTAGTTGTGCCTTGATTAAAGGCTAACATCTGAGAATCTACTACATGCATGAATGGTATTGAGCCAGTAGAACGAGAACCGTGAGTAGTAGAAATACCATTGCTCCTAACATCCCCCCAATATCCACCGATGCCTCCACCTGAACTTGCCAACCAAATGTTTTCATCATAGTGATTAGATAAACCACTCCTGCTGTCAGGTACATAATTGAGAAAGCAGCTAATAGGTAAGCCACGAGTTGTCCCCCCGTTACTAAGGATAGGAGTGCTAAACATGAACCACCTATCGGAACTGTATTCATAAAGTCGTTGAGCCATTTCATAATTTGTTTCTCCTTTAAATGTTGCACCGAATACTGCTGCTCTTGCTAAAGCTTCTTGTGCATGTGTTTCTGTTTCCCAAAAATATCTATCTTTGAGAGTATCAAGACTAAATTTATCAAAGTCTTTTTCTTTATCATAATCTATTATAATTCCTAGATAAGATTTCTTTCCAACTTTATCTTCAACCATTGTTTTCCTCTATATGTAAAGCTATTATAGCATAGTGTATAATTTTATATAGCTCTAATTTTTTGTTATCTTTCTTTCCATATCTCATAGCATACTTCATAATGTTTCCAATACAAAAACCTTCTCCATATCCTGCATCTATAATCATATCAGTTGCTTGATACTTACCTTCGGCATAATGTTTCTTGTAAGTTTCATGTATATAATCATCTATCTCTTCTAGTATCTTAGTCTCACTAAACTTTGTCATTTAAATTTACTCCCTTCAAACCATGCTACTAAACTTTTTCTAGTTCCTTTAGTAACAGGTGTAACTCTGTGTGTCATAAAAGATGGGAAGACTAATATATTACCTTGTCCTCTTACATTTGATGGAGATGATGAATGCATAAATTCAAAGTCACCACCTTCATAGTCATTAGTATCTGATAGTTGTAATGTCACACTTAATTTTCTTTGATAAGCATTAGGTGTTTCTATAAATGTATCTATATGCCAGTCATAAAAATCACCAGCCTCTTCATCTCCATTATAAACAGTATACTGAATTGAATCTAAATAATTAACATTAAAATCATATGAGTTTCTATTAGCATCATTTATAGCATTCCAAAATCTAGGAGCAATAAAGTTCCAAAGAGGCATGTGTTCCTGCAAAGCAGTAGTTATAAAGCCCGACATACCTTGTCGAACCTTTCTTACTTTACTATCTAGTTCTCCTGTCGTTGCAGGATTTATGTCTAATAGTTTTTCTGCCTCTGATGTAATATAATTACAGTCTTCTTTGGTAAACCAATTTTCATATAAGATACTTGATTTCATCATGTTGTCCACTCCCATTCATAATTTTTTACTAATTGCCAATACTTTAAAATACTATTGAACATCTCTTTGTGTTTGGTATGAGAATCTTTATCCCATACATGAAATAAAACAATACTTGTGTCTGCTCTATCAACAAAGATAGAAACTCTTTCTGGATTATCTACTCCCATACCCTGAGCATATGCTGATAACTGCATACCATGCTCATCATATACTAAACGAGAAGGGTCTTTATCTTTTAGATTATCTTTAGTCTTAAAGTCTACAAAGACATTGTCGCAATATAAATCTATCTTGCCACCATATCCTTGAGGTGCACAGAAAGACCCCTCTGCTGTCCAGTTATCAAGTGATGGATAATTTTTATCCAACCATTCTTTTATTATTTTATAAGGTTTATGTTTTCTTTTACCCTGAAAACCTCTTTCGATTTGAGCATGAATTTTAGTGCCTTCTTTGGCAGCTTTTAAACCAATTTGTCTAGCCTCTTGCTTACATCTGTAAACAAAAGAATCCATATTTTCTATCTCATTTATTTCTAATTCAGTAGCTGCTTTGATAGCTTGAGTAATCTTCCAATTCTCAAGTCCGGGCTTTGCTATCATACCAATAACAGTAGTAACAGATGGAACAAGTCCATAAGTTTTAGCATCTCTTAGTGTGGTATTTCTTTCCTTACCATTAGCACCAATTAGGGTATATGCAGGGTCTCCATCTTGGTCATACCAATGACCTGACTCTGCTGTAAATTTATTATAGTTATCTAATTTAGATTTGTCAATAGTCTTAATCATCTTTTAGGTCCTTAAATGTTTTAAATACATCAGTAGTAAATAATTTTTGTATACTAACTAACCACATTCTACTTGCATTGTGGTCTCCACCACTCACAGATTTTTTAAAGTCTAGTTTGTCCATTAGCTTTCTAAGTTTTGGAACTTCAAATACAAGTGTGCAAAATATGTGGTCATCAATACATAAGTTATGAAACCAATAGTCTGCCTCTGTAGTAGCAATACCAGATGGTTTACCATATGATTCATATTCAATACATATGTTACCTGTCTTCATCCACATACCTCTTTCAGATTTTACTTCAATCTTTTTATTAGTAAGCATGTTAGCTATTTTATCTTCTCTTATAGTTCCATATTGTAAATCAATATCAAACTTCTTCCTATCTTTTTTAGTGGGTTTCACTCCAGTTACCTCCTATTTTATATTCGCCTGTTAAGGGACATCTCATATCAAAATATTCCCCTGCCTGTTCAATACATTCAACACCAAGTCTTCCAAGACTATCTGCTTGAGATTCTTTTACTTGTATCTGCCATTCATCGTGAATGTTAGCTACAAACTTAGCATCCAATGTATTTAAATTAATTAAATCTTGTAGTAAACACATAGCTTTCTTCATTGCTATAGCACCACCACCTTGTAATAAAGTATTCAAAGCTGCATGTTGATGTCTAAGAATAATCTTTCTACCATCTAATCCCTTTAAGTATTTTTTTTGAGCAGCTCTGTCAACTCTAGTTTTAAGATTGCTAAATGCTGTGTTACTACTAAGAAAGCGTTTTCGCAATTTTCTACCTGCCGATTTGTTTCCTCCAATGATTCTTCCAATCTTTTCATCTCCAGCTCCGTATATGAGTGCATAGATGAAAGTCTTCGCCTCATCTCTTGATTTAAGTCCAGCAAGTCGCTGGTTAGCTGTGTGAATATCTCCGTTGATAATTTCATTTATGTATTCCTCGTTAGCCATATAGTGTGCTAATAATCTTAGTTCTAATTGACTTGCATCTATACCTACAAGTTTATATCCTTCGGGCACAGTCCAACAACTTCTACATTCTTTTCCATATTCAGAATGAATGCTAGGAACCTGTGCCATATTAGGATTTCTATGTGTCATTCTACCAGTAATAGCACCAGTAGATATAACACTACCATGAACTCTGTTATCATCTTGACAAGCATCTACCCAAGATTCTACTTGTGCTGCTCTTTTCTGAATCAACAGATACTCTGCAATAAGTTTGGCTTCATGTATATGTGTTATCTTTTTTAATGTTCCTTCATCTACAATAGGTTGACCTGTAGGAGTAAACCTTCTAGGCTTCCATCCAAAGTCTTTTAAGTATTGACCTATCTGTTGTCTTGAACCTAAATTAAATTCTTTTAATTGTTTTCTCATAAAAGAACTAGTATCGTTTGTTGATACTCTTTCTTCATATTCTATGTCTGTTAACCCTGACTTAGATAGAGTCCCATCTTTTTTAAGTTTAGGTGTAACTCTTTTAACATCAACCCATTTAGGTTTGAATGTAGAGTGAACTTCTTTTTCTATCTCTGACTTTCTTTTATTTAAAGAACTTAATAAAAGCATAGCTTCTTTTTCATCAAACAGAAAACCATTCTCATATTGGTCTTGTAATATTTTAGATGTAGTATGTTCTAATTCTATACTATCTTTTGAAAAACCAACTGCATCTTGTTGTAGTTTATGATAAACAAGTTTGTTAAGTTTTGTATCTTGAATACAATACTTCATCATCTCTTCACTATAACTTGAGAAGTCAGGTTTATCTTGCTTCGCACTACCTAACTTCCATCCCCACTTTTCTAAACTATGACCACCATCCCTTACTGGATTAAGTAATCTTGATATAACCAAAGTATCTACAATTCCTTTATGCTTTGTTAGGTCAATACCTTTTAACTTTTTAATTACAGGTAAGTCAAATCCTATTATGTTGTGTCCTATAATTTTATCTGCTTGTTCTAATAGTTTTATCCCTTCATCTATCTGGTCTGGATTATAAGTATAAACTTTATTGTTCTCATCTATAGCAACCATACACCATATCTGTGTTGCATCCTGATACAGACCATCTGTTTCAATGTCAAAAACTAACTTCATCTTCTACCTCTCTTGTAAATTCTAAATCTTCTTCTGATAATCTTCCTGTATCTTTATCATAAACAAGAGCAGTAGCCATTCCTACATCGCCTGTGTATCTAGATTTTAATACACGAAGTTTAGTAGTTCTTGCTTCAAGCTCATCATCAGACTGTTGATTTCTTTCTAATGCTATCACACAATCAGATAACTGTCCAATACTGTTAGACCCACGAAGATGAGAAAGAGATACTTCAATTCCATTCTCATGTCCTTTGTTTCCATCCACTCTTCTTAAGTGAGATACAAGTATAAGACCTGCACCTGTTTCTTCAACTAAACTACGAAGCCTAGTCATGATAGAATCAATAGCTCTCCTTTCATCTCCTTCATGCACAGCACTAACTAACATATGTAGATGGTCTACAACCACCCACTTACAATCACAACCTACAATTAAATATCTTAACTTAGCAAAGATGTCATCAATTTCATTTGTTCCAAAGTGAGCATGAATAAATACTCTGTCATCTTCAAACACCTTATCAAACATTTGCATTATAGTTTCTTTATCAAACTGTTCTCGTTCTTGGTCTATATATAATCTTGCATTAGCTTCAATAGAAAGTATACCATCAACAGTTCTTTTCCAATCTTCTTCTAATGCTATCACGCCTACATTATCTTCTGTTTTATTTATTAACCAATGTTCTAACTCTCTGGTGACACTAGACTTGCCCAAACCTGTGCCACCAGTTAGAGTAACCAACTCCCCTTGCCTCAATCCATATAACTTTTTGTTTAATCCTTTCCAAGGAAATTCAATACTCTCTTTCTTTTCTCTATTTAAGTAAGACTTTTTCTTATCTGATACTTGTATGATACCACTAGGAGTATATACTTTTGCATCCCACCATGCTCTCGTAAACTCTGAGTGTTTAGATTGTTTGAGCATATCGTTTGCATCTTTATATCCATTGGGTAGTATAACTATCTTTGCCTTTCCGGGTTTTAAAATAGTAGCAACTTTTTGTGCTGCTTCTTGTCCCTGTTTATCTTTATCAAAACAGATAACAACATTATCAAAACTTTCTACATATTCCAGACTTTCTTTTACATCTTTAACTGCTGAACCTGCACCTCTTTTAATAGAAACAACAGCCCACTTACTTCCTAAAAGTTCGTAGGCTGCCATAGCATCGCACTCCCCTTCTACTATTGTTAAATACTTACCACCTTCTTTAAATAAATTCTGTCCGAACAATCCTGTTCCAGATAGTGAGCCATTGAATGCAAACCTTTTATCTTTTATGTATCTAGTCTTGGTTGCACAATGCTCATTGTTAATATAGAAAGGATATAAATGTTGTGCTAACTGACCAGCAGAATCATACACAACTTTAACTCCAAACTTCTCTGCTGTTTGTTTTGATATACCCCTATCTGTTAGGTTTGCAAATATGCCACCATGCACATTTACATTTTCTTTTTTATAATCTTCCATTGATGTTACATTACCCTCATAATTTGAATAGAAATGGTTACAACTAAAACATTTAGCAGAACCATCTTTGTTTACTGATACAGCATCACTACTACCACATACCTTACATGGTAAACGATGCTTTACAAATTTATTTTCCATAGATTTCCCTCAAAATAAAAGCTAGTTTTTAAGATAGAACTAGCAAACTATTAAGGAGATATATTATGTCTAACTAGATTCTGTTGAATCCTCATCAGGCATATCTTCATTCTCAACAAGTGCTTCCGAAGTAGACTTCAAGAGGGTTTCAAGACTACCCCTGTGTGTCGCACCTGCAAAGGACAAAGCCTCTGTGATGACATCTAATGTTCCTACCTTAGCAATGATTGCTTTAGCATTCAATCTAGTCTTGTCATCTTTTATTTTCGAAACATCATAATTTAATGTTCCCTCCTCCGTTTGAACATTTATAATCAAAATTCTTCTCCTCCCTCAAGTGAATCAAATTCCTCGCCATCAGCAGACTTATAACTTATTAAGTCAATAACCTGCATTGCTTGGAAATCCAAACCTTTGAAGTCTCCAAATTTATTAGATGTTTCCCACTCGTTATATTGAACTCTAACTCGTGAACCATTACCAACTAAAACATCAATCGGTAATTTATTTTCATCTACTAACTTGGGTGGATTTCTGACCATACCATTTGGTCCATTCACCTTTCGTTTAATAGTTACAGCACGACCAACTTTTTCATCTCCTAATTCAATGTCTTTAACTTTGAATCCTCTTGAGATAAAATCATCTGCCACGCTATCTTCCACAACCAAATCCACAGTATATACTGGTTCATATTTAGTATTTGGTGTAGTTACACTAGCCCAGTAGGCTATTCCTTCTTGTATTGCCATATCTTCCTCCTTCGGTTTGGCTCTTACGCAAAGCGTATTATACATCGCCACTACTAATCTTGTCAAGTTCATCCAAGTCAAAATCAGTAGTAACCTCTATTTTAAATTTACCATTCTGTAAATGCTCTACAGTATATGGTATATTAAAACCCATGTCAGATAACTTATCTATCTGTATGGTAAAATCTTTATAATCATCTTTGTTTATGATTGCTGAATGTTTCATACTTCCTCCTTAGTCCACCAAGTAGGTTTGCCCCTACCTCGTTCCCACTTGGCGTAATGTTTTTCGTTAATGCAATAGTTGCGATAAGCAACAGTAGGGTCTTCATCTTTATACTCCTCAGGCATAGCCTGTGCTAGTGTTGTCATTCCTTCTTTGTCTTCAATGTTATCAGGATGAAAATACAAAGCATCTTTTAATTTTGTAATACTTGCATGAGTCTTACCATATCTAAATGTATACTCATCTCCTAGTGCAATGAAATGTTCGTATAACCATTTATAATTATCATAACATTCTCTTGCCCATATAGTGCATGGATGATTCCAATAGGCTCTCTTGTATAAACCATTAGCATCAGCATAATCATCGCCATCTAATTCTCTATGTGCTGTGCATAGCATTTGTGCTGTTTCCAAAGGCATCTTCACTAGCATCTTATCAGGTTGTGCTTGTGCTGATTTCTTCGGACAGTCATGAAAATAAAATATATTCATCTTCCTTGCCCCCTGTATTTTTTATAACTTCTTTTCTTGTTCTTGTTCATGTGTGCCATTGATATTTTAATACGCCTAGAACGCCCTCCTGTGCCCTGTGAGGTGCTCTTCCTTACATGGTCAATGGTTTGTATTGTCTGCCCTCTTTTCATCTTATACGCCTCCTTATGAAAATAAATTTTGTAATATTTTTAATCTTCTTACACTCAAATAATGTAAGTGTTTTGGAATATTATATTCCTTAATGAATTTTTCCTTCTCTGATACTTCTGACATACTCCTCCTCGTAAAATGGTAAATCTTTTCTAAGACTTCTAAGTAAATCTAAATTACCTACGAAGTCCCACATCTTTTTATTGTGTCCTTCTTCATCAACATGGACAATACTTATAATATGACTGATGTCCTCTTCTTGAACTAACACATCCAACACATTATGTATATCACTACCTTCAACTTCAACATATGTTTCCTTCCCCCTCTCTATTACTTTAATTTTGTATAGCATTGTATCTCCTCGAAACTACTGATATAAGGATGTTTTTTTAATATATTCATAATCCATTTGTCTGTCATATAAGATACATATAATTGTCCTCCACCTACCACATGGGTTTGTTCAGGTAATAAATCATCCACATTATTTACATTTACTTTGTCCTTCTGGTCATCAGGCAACACACTCTGCAACCATTCAACTTGAATAGGTTTGACTTTCTTTCTAAGTTCTTTAAGTTTCTTAGAGTTCATTTCCTTCTCCCAAAGCAATAGACTTTGCAATCAATGTTGCAATTACTTCTCCTGCCATTTCATAAATAAATCCTTCTGTGCATTCTTCATCCTCATAATCTTGTAGCTGATGCATGATAATATTATTTATTTTATGTATGGTTTTACTATTCAATCTTCTGACAACTTCATAATCTCTAACCAATACCTCTTCAACTATTTTAAATATACTCATGCTCATACTCCTTATACACATATCCTTCTTTCCATATTTCAGGTTTATATTTACTTAACTTTTCTACCTCACACTCCTCACAAACATGAGCAACAAAATCTCCCTCAGCATCATCACATCTAAACATTTCTAATCCACTACCACACATACATTCTTGTGGTTGTATGCCATAACAATAGTCATCCCATGCATTTTTCATCTGCTTCTCTCCTCCATCATTTCTTCTGCAATACAATGCAAAATTTCTTCTCTGTCATCATCTTCATGTAGTCCACATTCTATTGCAACATCATTTACTTTTGACATATGTTCTTCATCTAAAGTAAATTCTAATTGGTCAATCTCTTCCCAAATTTCATCCCATATCATATCATTTATTTGATTGCTCATTGTCCTTCCCCTCCACAATGTCCATCATTCTAATCATATTATTTCTTGACCAATCATCATACTCTTGCTGTTTAATAAAGTCTTTGTATGCTTTACTGTCCTCATCAACATTCTCTATCCATTCTCTAAATAATTTACTCATTGCATTTCTCCTAGTATTGTATCATGTAAATCTTTATCAGATATTTGTCCTACATATTTTCTAATTATTCTAATAGCATGAATGACATCTAGTTCCATGATGTCAACATACTCATCACGACTATCGCTATGATACACCCATTTCTGTGCCATGTCAATCGGGATAGTTTTGTCCAACACTTTTTGTATTTGTATTACTTGTTTCAATTTCATTATGCACCTCTCATAAAGCATAGGTATTGTCTACCTATATTAATTACTCTCCCTCTTTGAGTAGAGTATGTTCCATATTTATTAAATCCTCTTGTGTTTGTAGCCACACGAAATTTAACACCAAACAAATTGAAATGATAAAATCTCTTCAATCCATTATACTTATCTTCAAATATTTTAATCATAGTTTTTCTCCTTATATAAAATTAAAAGCGAGGCGTTGTTCATATGTTTTCTAATCTATCGACAACTTAATGCCCTCAATCTCAAACAAACTGGATTTATACTTTAATAGCTATCCACTTTTACGCTAACCTCTACTAGTTTTTTTTTGGTTTAGGAATTTAGAAACTAGCAAAACTGTTGACCTGCATTGCTGTGTTTTGTTATTTATCGACATTGAAACACCCACGCAAATGTGGAAAAATCAGTCTATCATATATCACTATCGGTTCAACACCTTGCTATATCATACATGAATGACAAAGCCTGACATATCATGTCGTGCCTTGCCCTTTGCTTTTAGACCAACAATAACATTTTGTTTGTCCAAAAATCTTAAATCACTTTCATCTCCATTGACTACCTCTCTACCTTTGAAATAGATAGGGAAAGCACCATTAAATACTACTGCAATGTTGTATGCTATCTTGTCATACCATGCTGTATATTTATCATTAGCTTCTGAATAACTCCAAGTCAAATGATAATTCTTAATGTGTCCTACTTTTCTTGTAGGTATCTTAGTATAATCATAGAACTGTATATCAGGAAACAATTCAAATATATTTTTATCATCAACTAATATTTTTTCCCATTGTATATCACTTGTGCCATTCAATCTAACTGCTGGTTTCTTGTCCTTCTTGTAGCAGTAATTAGAAAATTTAGTTATCTCTTTGATAAGTAATGACATAAACTCATCTCTATTATTTAGAAATAAATCTGTCCTTCTTTGTCTTGCATCTTGTATTCTATTGGTAGTCTCTCCCTTCTTGAATATACCACCACGCCCTGCTGTATTTAAACAAGCAGTCTTACAACTTGCAATGTCCTGATATGGGCAAATCTTTGTATTGATAGGTCTAAAGTGCATTACACAACTAATAAAACTATCATCTACATTTTTACCTTTTAATATCTTTGGATTGTTTAATGTTAATAATTTATACGACATAGTATCTCCTTGTTTGACTAGCCCATTGTAGCATGGGCTATTATAATGTGTTGTCAAGTCCTCCTAGACATTCACGAACTTTTCAATTAATGCTTGAACTAAATCTTTACCATTGAAATCTCCACCCATAGTTTGAAGACCTAATTCATCTCTAATATCTTGTTCAATACCATAAGGCACATTGGTTGTATAATCATATGTCCCTCTATCCTGAGTAGTATATGAATTTACATTACTTCTAATATAAGTCCCACGATAATCATGTCTATATGAATATTGGTTATCATCCTTCTCCATAGCATGTTCATCATTCCATTGTGTAATAGATATTTCAATATCACTTTTTAATTCATTCCGTGCAGTCTCTAACTCTTTAATTTGTGCTTGTAAAGTATTGTATTTAGACATCATTTCATCTAACACTCCATCAAAGTTAGCGTTCTCTACTTCTTGTTTAAAATCAGATAGACTTTTATTTTTCCAAGCTGATATAACTTGTCTTTCAATAATTTCTCTATCCACCACTCTCATTGCTTTACTCATAATATTCTCCTTGTTTAAGTAAATGTTAATAAAATGCTAGTTTTGAACAGACTAGCAACTGTTGAGATATTATACAGATACTTTAATTTTGTTTCCGTCATCTCCAAAACAATTAACTACAAATTCTTGCTCTAAATATTCAACACCAGCTTCATTAACTTTGGAATTAAATATAGGCGTTCTTTGAACTATAATTAAATCTCTAGTATAAGTTTCAGTAGATAATTTACTGTTCTCATCTACTCTTACTTCTACTACATTGTGTAAATTTATTTGATTAGACATTGTCATTCTCCTTTTTAGTTATAATTAATTGAACATTACATTTTGTATTGACTAATGAAAGTATATCAGTTTTTGCTTGTTCAACTGTATCTCTTGCTTCATTCTCAATAGTGTTTAAAGTTTCATACTCCCAATCATCCATCTTGTATTCAAAGTCATTAACTTTATCTTCAAGACTTTCAACTTCATATACCCAATCATCTACTTTAGATATACTATCAGCAGTCTGTGTATGAACTTCATCATGTATCATATCCTCTAAATAGTTAGAAGAAAACAACCAATCACGAAGCAATGTTTTAATATCAAAAAATCTTCCTAGACTTCTTGATATGTTGTTATAAGTTTTTGTAATAGCATTCATATCTATATATCTCCTTGTTAGTTAGGTTAATAAAAGTATTGTAGAGAAACTAACAAACTCTACAATACTTTATAAAGAACAGTAAAGAAACAATAAAAATATAATGTAGTTCTATTGAGCTCTACTGTGCTTGTCAGGGCATTGTATCACGCCACATTATAATGGCTTGTCAACCCCCTAGACAAAATCTTCTTCCATTGGAATTAAATATACATTGTTCCAAATGCCACCACTACCTAAGATTGTAGTATCTTTAGTTTGTTTAAAGTGTGGTCGCTTCAACTCTACACTCTTATAATTTAAGAATGTAGTGTGTCTTGGTTTCGCATTAAGATTTGTAATGCTCTTAATGTATAATGGATTAGAAATGTCCAGATTGTAGTCCTTACATTTCTCTAAAGTTTTATCATATCTTCTGTGTTTTAATTCTACAACACTTTCAATTTGATTGGTTTCTTTCTCAACATATGTAATCTTAATCATAATATTCTCCTTGTTTGATTTGCGTTTACGCTATCCAGTATAGCAATTTTTTTTCTGAGCTGTCAACATACCCCAAAAACCCTGTAGGAATGCGTGTTTCAGGGCATTTGCTACATAGATTATAATATATGAAAGCTGTCCTTCTCTTCTATACTGAATACACATTTAAGTATAATGCTGTATGGATATACAGTTCGGTGTCCTTCTCTGAAGTGCTTAATATTGATTTAAATATAATACTGTATGGATATACAGGTTTTGCATATATTTGCAATTTCGCAGCGTTTGGCGTTATGATGTGTGCAAGTCATTCAAGAAATGATGAAATTAAATTTAAATTAACAAGGAGTTAATATTATGAAAAAACTAAGTAAAAAAGTGAATGTAAAAGGTGCTAAACAATCAGTGCTATTTAATTCAATTAAAAGGGTTGCATGGCATCTGTCAAACAATGTTGAAAATGCATCAGGAATAAGTGCCGATAGGAAAAAGAATTATTATCAAATTTATAATAATTTAAAAGCGTTATGCTTCCTGACTTATGACAAGGAACTGAAGCAATCAACTATCCAAATAAATTATGAGCAATTCATATCTCATTTAGATAAATTGATGGAAGCTAAGAGAGCTCCAGCAACTCTGACTGGTGCTAAGGCTCAGGCTAAGACTAAGGCTAAGGCTAAGGCTAAGAGAGTTTAAATATGGAAGTTATATTTATTTTTATATTTATGATGTTTTTTACTCTATATTTTTTATGGTTAATATCTTAAAAATATAGTTTTACATTTACTTAAATTAAGGGTGCTATCAAGTGCCCTTTTTTTTGTCCTAAATTCCACATATACATTAAACACAGTAGAAAAATACCTGATATGGTCTAAAACTCATCACAATGCTCTGTGTTGCGAACTTATTGCATAACCCTTGTATAGGTATCAGTTTTTTTTATTCGTGCCGTGTTGGGCTCTGTATGAAGCGTGAGAGCTATTAGCAACTTAACAGGACAACTAAAGTTTCATAGCC